ATGAAGATGAGGGTTTATCAATGACAAAGATTGCAAAGCAATTAGATATTTCTCCTATGATTGTTCACAGAGTTTTAAAAGAATTTGGAATAGAGATACGAGATAGAGATAAAACAGCAAGCGAAGAGATGCACAAATATTGGCAAAACAAAAAACAATCCGCTGAAAAAAGCGTTTAAAATAAATTAAGTCAGGAGGCACAATGTCGGCAACAAAATTTCTTGACAAAAAAATAGTTCAAACAATTGACAACATACTTGAATCAAACTATGAAGCTTTTGCCCAAGAGAAAGAACGCAAGCAAGAAAGACAAAAACAAATGGCTCAAAGCGAGGAAACAATCTTGAGAAAAATGCCTGTAACCAAGAGATTACGATACTTGAATATGAAGGCGGACCCAAAACTTCAGCACGAATTTGAGCCCCATTGGGCAGACGAAAAAGAGTTAATTCAGTATAGAGATAAAACCCCAAAGATGCCTATGAATATTGATACTGATAATATTATTAGCAAAATCCAGCCACAAAAAGTTACAGTAACAGACATAAGTTATGACAAGAACGATAATGTTTGCACAAGCCAAAAAGAGAGATTGCTATAATGACAGACAAAGAACTTTTGGAAGCTGTTACCAGATTAAAATCAAAACTCTCATACAACAAAGAATATTACAGGCAGAAGTATTCATACTATTTCTTTGGCACTCCCGCGAACTTTCCTGCCAAAGTAAACAATATATTCTCAACAATCAACCAATTAGCTTCACTCATTTTTTCCGCTGACCATTTGATTTTAGAGCCAAGATTAGATAATTCGCTTGATGAAACGGAAAATAAAGAGTTTATTGAGAAAATAGTTGACAGATTAGCAAATACTATCGGTGAAGATTTTAAGAATACAAAATCAGATGACGAATTAAGTAAGATTATTTTAGACGCTTTAATCACTAAAAATGGCTTTGGTAAGATTGTATATAACTCTGAAGGGTTTTGGGAAACACCAAAGATAATCCGATTAAATCCCTACAATGTAGCTGTCGGCTATGACAGCTTTAATATACGAGACTTATCTCAAATCATAATGCACAGAACATTTATGACAACAAGAGAATTTGAGATTAGGTATCCAGAGGCTTCAAGGAAACTAAAAGCCAGACAAAGAAAAGAAGCTATAGAACAAACATCAGAAGACCTAAACCAAGATTTGGCAATTAGATTACTACCAGCAACACCAACACAAACAGGTGGTCAAATTCCTTATCAGCTTAAACCAGACCAAACAGGAGCAGTTAACAGGCAGCCAGTGTTTGATTTAGTTGAAATGGTTGAGTTATGGTATTACAACTTTGATGACGATAATGCCGAACACAAAAACAAATGGGTTGAAAACATTGTTGTTGATGATTTAGTTTTAGAAACAAGATATCATATGATTAATCCATTTTTCTCAATCATAGTATTAGATTATGCAACAGATGAATATGGGTATTCCGTCGTTAGCTTAATTGAAAGCATTCAAGATGCAATGGAAGATATATACGAAGATGTTCAAAGGGCACGAAAAAGATTGATTAATCCACCAGTCTTAATATCAGGATTTGGTGTTAACCCAGAAGTAAAAGACGATATAGAAAGAGCAATTAAAACACCTGGTAGCGTAGAAATAGTTGATGCACAGGGCGTTAAAATTGACACATACGAGTCCAAAATACAGCCACAAGTTGCAATGGAAGAAAAGCAAACACTTGAACAAGATGCACAAAAAGTCTTAAGTATGACAAGCATAATGCAAGGTGTTCCTGCAAAGAATGTAAGGTCAGCAAGCTATGCACAAATCTTAAGTCAATTTTCAGCAGCACCTATTAAGAAAATGGCGGTTAAAATAGAAAAACAAATCGAAGATATGTTTAACACTCTTGCTGAAATATACATACAAGCCTCAACAATAAAATACAAAATGCTGTTAAAAGGCGAAACACTCACATATAATTTTTCTAACTTAAGTTTGATTAATTGGGGTAGAATTGTGATATACGCACATTCGAGTAGTCCCATCATTGAGAGCGAAAATCAGGCACTTTTAATACAAATGACAGAAATAGGTATTGTGCCTAAAGAAGTTCTCGTAGAAATACTGGATTTACCCTTTAAAGATAGAATAATGGCACATATTAAAAAACAGGAAATGAATGAGCAGGCAATGATTATGGCAGACAAAAATAAACAAACAGCTGAAAAAGAACAAAAGGGTTTAAAAGATGCAAAAAAATAGCTTAAAAGTATTACCTATTGAAGCTACTAAAAAATTAAATTTAGATAAAAGTATTTTATATCATTTGTATGTTGAAGAGAAAAAGTCTTCATCTGAAATAGCTAAAATATTTAATGTTTCAGATGTAACTATTAGAAAATATTTAAAAAAATATAATATACCAGTGCGTTCAGTTATTGAGTCGCATCGTTTAGCTCAAGGTAAATTTATAAATAAAGACACTCTTTATCATTTGTATATTGAAGAAAAAAAATCAACCGATAAAATAGCCAAGATGTTTAATATAAGTCAACCCAGTGTTTTTAGATATTTAAAAATATACAACATACCAACACGAACAAAAGTTAAACCACAATTGAGTAAAGAAATTCTTTATCGCTTATATGTTGAAGAAGAAAAACCAGCTACCGAAATAGCAAAAATACTTAATGTTGGCAAAAGCACTATTTTAAGACGAATGGAAGAATTTGATATTAAAAGGCGAACAATAAGTGAAAGTAAAAGAGGTGAAAAAAATCCTTATTATGGTAAGCCTATGCCTGAAGAGCAGAAAAAAAAGATATCTGAATCACACAAAGGTGAAAAAAATCCAAATTATGGAAAGCATCTCTCTGAAGAAACTAAAAGAAAAATAAGCGAAAAAGAAAAAGGCGAAAGGCATTATAATTGGAAAGGAGGTATTACATCAGAAAATATAAAAATAAGAAATAGTAATAAAATGAGATTATGGCGTAAGAAATGTTTAGTAAGAGATAATTTTACTTGTAAAGCCTGTGGTAAAAAAGGTGGCAAATTAAATGTTCATCACATTAACAACTTTTCTGAATTTAAAGAGTTAAGATATAAACCAAGTAATGGAATAACTCTTTGTAAAGAATGTCATACAAAATTTCATAGTATATATGGTGTAAGAAATAATACAAAAGGTCAATTAGAAGAGTTTATTAATTTTGTTAAGCATGGTGTTAAAAATGGAAAAGATTAATTCTTTATTCTCTTGGCAAATGGTGGGCACTCCCTTGTCAAGAGAAAATACTTGTAAAGGAGGTGCCAAATGTTGGTAGCTTACAAACGTGGCAGGAAAGTCAAAAGATAAGCAAAAGCTTATCTCGGGTGTGCTACTCAAAGGGGCTACTTCGGTAGTCCCCGCTTTTAAAAAGGAGGAATAATGGCAGGATTAACAGATTTATTACAGCAAAGCGGTCAAATGCCGCCATCAGGTGGACCACCACCAACTGGAGGACCACAAGATACCTCTCAACCACAATCACCTTTAGCTGGCAATCCCCTTGCTGCAGCAGGTGCAGTAGGGACAGGCGGTTTGCAAAAATTAGCTTCAGCAATAGTAGCCGCTATTATTAGGGTTTTGGATTTCTTGTTGCCGATATTTGGCACAAATAGTAAACAGGGTGGTAAGATATTGGGGGCGATTCGTGGGCTTCAAGAGGTAGCTGGAGATGCAAAAACTTCTGACTTAATGGCGGCTATTCAAACGCTTGTATCAAGTTTACCAGCAAACCTTCAAGGGGCACAGGGAAATCCATTATCAGGTATAGCAGGAATATTACAAGGTGGTGGACAAGGACAACCACAGGGTGGACAACCACAACCGCCAATGGGTGGAGCACCGCAGGGTGCATCAATGCAAAATCTAATGCAAAGTCAAGGAGGAATGTAAAATGGCAAACGAAAAAGGTAGTGAATTGGGGACATTCACAAAGATTAAGATTAACCCAGAAAGGCCGTTTACGGCTAACAACGGGCAATATCGCGACCCAAGTAGATTACGTGAGAAAAAGGAATACGGATGGGCTGATAATCCCCGACTGAAGCCATATTGGGGGAAACAAGAAAAAGAAGAGTAGGTTTTAGACCTACTCTTTTTAAAAAGGAGTTTTCAATGACTAAAGTTTTTATGGTAGCAAAGGAAGATTTATATAAAGAATATGTTACAAATAAAAATTCAACTCTCCAGATAGCTAAAAAATATAATGTTTCTCCAAGAACTATTTCTGATAAGCTTAAAAAATATAATATACCAACAAGAAGTCCGCAAGAGAATGCTTCAGAATTTTACAAAGAAAAAAGTGATAAATTAGATAAAGATACATTATATCAAATGTATGTTGTAGAACAAAGAAGTTGCCCAGAAATAGGTAAAATTTTAGGTGTTTGCCATACTACTGTAGCAAGATATTTAAAAAATTATGGTTTTAGTGTTAAAAAAAGACAACCTTCTTACAGAAGAGCTTCTTTGGATAAAGATGAACTATATAGAATGCACATATTGGAAGAAAAATCAACATCTCAAATAGCAGAAATATTAGGTGTAGATAGAACTACTGTTGGTAATTATTTAAAAAAATATGGTATAAAAACAACACACAAAAAACTTTCTTTAAGAAAAAATATAGATAAAGATAAACTATATAATTTTTATGTTGTAGAAAAAAAATCAATAGGAGAAATAGCAAAAATATTTAATGTAGCTTCAAATGTTATAAGAAATAGATTAAAAGAATTAAATATTGTCATACGACCTTCAGGAGAAGCTATAAGATTAAAATATGCTGACAGAAAAAATATTACTTCTGAAAATGGAATAGCACGAGGTAGAATAGAATATTATAATTGGCGTAAAAAATGTTTAAAGAGAGATAATTTTACTTGCCAGATTTGTGGTAAACACGGTGGTAAGCTACACGTTCATCATATTAACAACTTTTCAGAGTTTAAAGAATTAAGGTATAAAACAAAAAATGGTATTACTTTATGCAAAGAATGTCATTTAGAGTTTCATAATATGTATAGTAGAAAAAACAATACCAAAGAACAATTAGAAGACTTTAAAAAAATCAAAGAGGTTTTAAAATGAGTATACAATATCCTAATGTAATAAACAATTTGACCAATAGTCAGATAGTAACCCAAAATGGGCAAGCTTGCGTTCCTGCTAATCTATTAGACTCTAACTTTCAAGCTTTAGCAAACCCTGTAAATCCCGTTATACCTGTTACAGGTAGTATATCTTTATCAACAGCCAACAGTGGTAATATCTATGAACTAAATGCTCCAAATGCAAATTCAACAATAACTCTTCCGACACCAACAAACGGTTACAATAATATTTTTGTTGCCAACAACCCTTCAAGTTATTCTTATACTTTTATAACTTCAAGTGGTAGTATTCTTTGGAATAATGCTTCAAGTGCAAATGTAACACCTAATACTGCAAATGGAATTTATTTTTTAGTGTCGGATGGAACTAATTATTTAATGAGTTATGAATTAGGTGTTCCAAATTCTATTTCAGTTACTGGTGGCGACTTAACAATGAGTGGCACAACTGGAACTGCTATAACTAATGCTACTTTAGCACCAACAGGAGTGACTGCTGGAACTTATGGTAATGCTTCAAATATTCCTCAAATAACAGTTGATAGCAAAGGTAGAATTACATCTGCCAATAATGTTACATTTTCATCAAGCACCACAATCCCGAGTAGAGTAGCAGTCTTTACCTCATCTGGCACTTGGACTGTTCCACAAGGCGTAACCACAATATTAGTAAGTGGTTGTGCTGCTGGAGGGGGTGGCTGTGGTAGTTTTCCCGGGGGGGCAGGAAGTTCCGTTATTAAAAAATTATTATCGGTAACATCTGGACATTCTTTAAGTATAACTATAGGTTCTGGTGGACAAGGAACTGGTAGTTGTAGCGGAAATAGCGGCGGAAACACTACTATAGTGGATTCTACTTCATCTTCTACTTTGTTGAACTTATTAGGAGGAGGATATGGAACGTCATGTGGTGTAACAACTAATGCATTTTGTGGAATTTCTGGGCCGTTTGGTAGTGGGGGAAATGGTGGTGGTGCGGGTAGTGGTTGTGCTGGTGGAAATGGAACAGGTTATGGAGCTGGTGGGGGACAAGGAAGCAGCACTGCTGGTGGTGCAGGTGCACCTGGTATTATAATCATAGAGTATTAGGAGAAATAATATGAGAGTAGCTTGTTTAGATAGTAATAACAATATAATTAACACAATTGAAGTAAAAGACTTAAGTTCTATACCAGATTTCATAGGTGTAGATAGTAATAATAACCCAATTCATAAAAATCAAGTGGTTAACTTTGTAGAAATACCCGATGTTATTCAAATTGACCCAAACAATACTTATGTTTGGCTTGATGAAAAAGGTAATCTACAAACTCAATATATTCAAGCATTAGCACCAAAGAGTGCAATAAAAGTAAACAACTATGGTTATCCAAATTTACCACTTGACATTCTAATAACTGTTGCTAATGGAACTATAACTCAAAATACGGAACAGCAAGTATTGCAAAACTTACAGAAACAGAAATTACAACAGCTTGCTGATTATGTTGCAACACTTTTACAACCAACTGATTACATTGTTACGAAAATAGCTGAAGCACAATATACAAACGATAATACTCTTCAAGCACTGCAAACTCAATATGCAACACAATTACAACAAAGAGCGAATATTAGGAATTGGAATAATACAACGAAGCAAGCAATAAATAACGCTACTACTATAGACCAATTAAACTCTATAGTAATACAATATCAAGGAGGCTAAAAGTGGCAAAGAAGAAAAAAGCAAAAGATGATTGGATGCAGGGAGCAGTTAAAAAAGAAGGAAGCTTTACCGCTTACTGCAAGAAAAAAGGTTTTGACGGTGTAACAGATGAGTGCATAGCTGAAGGTAAAGCTTCAAAAGACCCCACAGTTAAGAAAAGGGCAGTCTTGGCTGAAACATTTAGAAAAGAGGCAAAGAAAAGGAGGAAAAAATAATGCAAATAACACAAGAAGAATTAGGATTGCTTGACCTTGAAACTCAACAGAAAATACTTGCTATGACACAAGAGTATGAACAGGCATCAAAGGTTAAAAACGAACTTCAGGATTTTATGAATAAGATTTATGCAAACCCGCAGGTAAAACAACAGTTTGAACAGGTGGTAAAACAGGTTGACCCCAATATTCAGTTACCTCAAAACCCTGTTGAAAACTATATTAACCCTATTAAAAAAGAGTTTGAAGAGTTTAAACAGGAACAAGCAAAGAAAGAACTAAAAGCAAAGCTTGAGGCAAAAGCAAGACAGCTTGGCATTAGCCCAGAAGAATATACCAAAGTAGATGAGATTATGGTTCAAAAGAAAATACTTGATATGGAAGCCGCTATGGAATATTATGCGGCAATTAGGGATAAGAGCAGAGGATTAACAACAAGTGTTGCTGATAATGATATATTGTCAAGCGTCAGCAAACAGGCAGAAATATATGACTTAAACACAGCAAAACAAAAAGCAATGGAAAAAATTAGATACTTACAAAACGTAGAGATGCGTTAAGCAAAGGAGGGTTTTAAAAATGGCTAACAAAGTCAATTACGGTATCACAGGAACAGGCGGAGATTATTTAGGAACACCTATAACAATGTCTATTGCGGCAAGCACAAGCACAGTTATTACACAAAAAGGATACTACTATGTAATACCTGATGCAAACGGCACACTGCAAATGAATATAGGTGGCACTTGGACAAATATGGGAACAGCAGGAAACGGTGAATTAATTTACAGCGATGGAGCAAGTTTTAGGATATTGGCAGGTTCTTCTGCAAGCACAACTAAACTTGTTCAAGCATTATACTTAGATTAGTAAAAAAGGGGGAATAAAGAATGGCAGGCATAACACCTACAACAGGCACAGGTCCTTTAATAGGACAAGGATTTTATCCTACTTCTACACAAAACGCACAGAACTATATCAACATAATGCTTCCAGAGATAATGCCAAGCGTTATCTATGAAGGCGTTAGAAAGGCACGACCAACCTTAAGGTTGCTACTTAAGAAAACACAGAAACCAATGAAAGGTGGTTGGGCTCCAATCAATCAACCAGTGTCATTTCAGACATTTGGTAACAACGGTAATTGGTCAGGAATGAGTGGTAGTTTTAGCATTCCAACGATTACCAACCCAATACAAAACTTGCAGTTCTTACCAACACTGTATATCAACCCAATTTCTTATCTCTTAACTGAAGAGGTAATGATGGATAGTCCTAATGCGGTAATAGATGTTGTTGCACAGAGAATCACAGACGCTTATGAAACGATGTTTGATAATCTAAATGCGACAATATTGGGAACAATGGGCACTAATTCGTTACAAATGCAAGGGTTATATGATATCGTAGATAACGGAACAAACCAGTCAACTTGGGGTGGTTTGTCAAGGGCAAACTACACATATCTAAACTCTAAAATATACAGCTACAGTTCTGCACTGTTCTCAACAACACCAACAGCTTATCAAATCGTTCATAGATATCTGTTATCATTTATCAACGATGTAAACTACCGAATACCTGATGTAGGTATTACATCTATGGCAGTATTCACAGCGTTAACAGAGTCTATGACAAATATAGAGCGTGTTAACATTCAAGACCCAGCAAAGATAACTGACAGCAGGGATTGGGCAGTTCAGGTAGTAAGTATAGACGGGGTTCCAATTCTACCTGACCCAAGTATTCAAACAAACACAATCTACTTCCTAAATCTTAACAAACTTGAACTTGCAACAGTTCCACAGCTTAATTTCAAACTAACACCACCCGCAGACTTACAACCAACAGGGCAGTTAGGGTTCGTTCAAACAGCATTGATAGCAGGTCAATTTTACTCATTTGAACCAGCGGCACATTTTCAATTAACAGGATTCCCTGGTGTATCATTAGCTTAAATTTAATAACAATTTGGGTAGCACACCCGATATTGAGGAGGTAACTTATGGCTTGGGTTTACAATAAGACAAATCAAGAATATAATTTAAAATGGGGTGGTAAATACTACAAGCTTCAACCTAAAATGAATGAAGTAGAAAATGAAATAGCAAAAGCATTCTTCGGCTACAATGTAGATATATACAATACCGACCCTAAAGATGCAGAAAAAGAAGCACAAAGACTTGTAGATATTATCAAACAAAGATGGGCATTAGCAGGTGTTGAAATAAAAGATGAAAATTGGTTAGAGTTTAACGAACAAAATAGTAAATGGATTATATCAGAAGACCACGATGAAATAATAGAAATGCTCCAGCCTGAATCAAAAGGAAAGATTGACGCAAGTCAAAAGGTAGCAAATGGCAACCCTAAATGATTATTTGACATTTGTAAGTGGTAAAATACCAACATACTCATCTATTCCACAAGCTACTGTTATTAATGCAATTAACGATGCAAGAAACCAAGTAGCTTTGTGGACTGGATGCACAAAAACAAATATAAAATTTAATTTAACACAAGGGACTAATTTATATCCATTGACTACCATATTTGGTAGTCAAGTATTAACAGGAATAATATCGGTATGGCTCTGGATAGGAACATTTAGATATCCATTAGAAAAAGGCAGTATAGGAAATTACAATTGGGATTATCAGCAGTATCCAACCACTTATTGGATAATATCACAGTCAATAAGATTATACCCAACACCTTCAAGCAGTTATCCGCTTGAAATATATTACACTTATCAACCAAATGCATTAGCATATCCAACTGATACTGATAACGATATACCTACAGCATTTTATCAAACGGTAGGACTTCTTGCTTCCGCTTACACTGCTATTGCTGACGGCAATTCACAGTTAGGACAACTCTACGAACAAATGGCACAGCAGCAAACTGGTAGCAATCATATGGGTAGGTGGTAATGGCACAACAAGGACAGCCAAAAGTATCCCAAATACAAATGAATAAAAAAGACCCAATGAAAGGTCTTACAATAACAATTCAAGGATACTCTGGTATTAACAATACACAACCACCTGATTTAATACCCGACAATGCTGTTCAAGATATATATAACTTTTTACCAATAGGCAACGGCACAGTTAGAAAACTACAACCACCAAGTCTTGTTGCAACATTACCAAACAACCCACTTGTAATGACTAACGATATTTTAAACGGCACTCTTGTAATGTTTGTTATACTTGCTGACGGTAGTGCTGGAACTATTAGCAGTGGAACTTACACACAAATAGCTCCTGCAAATACATTCAGCACCGTTGCAAGCAATATTCAAATAACCAATTGGCAAAATCAATTCTTTATAATTACTGATAATACAAAAGGCTTATTTGCATTTGCACCAAGTTATACTCCAAGTGCAAGTGCTTGGACTGCAAGTAAATCTTATGTTGTTGGTAATATAATTGTAAATGGTAGTTACTATTATTGGTGCATTACAGCAGGGACAAGTGGTTCATCTGCACCTACATATCCAACAACGGCAGGACAAACAGTAGCAGACAATACAGTTGTATGGCAGTGTTTTACGGTTAGCAATGGGCTATTAACATTACATCCTGATATAAAAGGCAACACAATAATAGTATATCAAGGAAGAGTATTTATTGGTGGTGGTAGAAATATACAGTATTCAGCACCTACAAGCTTTTTAGACTTTACAACTACAAACGGTGGTGGGACATTCCTAATATCGTCTCCTGATTTAAAACAGGAGATTATAAAACTAATTGCATATATGAATAATATCTATGTAATAGGAGACCACGCTGTTATTGCTATAACAGGAACTACAATTAACAATGACCCAAGTTTGTGGTATATACAAGAAATATTTAATACTACAGGCAGTATTTATCCTAACAGCATTATTAACTTTAACAATACAATTTACCTTGTTAATGAATACGGTATATATCAAATAGTAAGCAGTCAATCACAAAAGATTGACTATATGGTCGATATTACTAAATTTAATTGGACATCTGGACAATCCGATATAGCACAGATTAATAACTTAAACTTTTATCTTTTGCCCATACAAAAATACAGCATATTATACGCACAAACCTATAATATACTGTTAGCTTACTGTGTTGACTTACAGCAGTATTTTCAAATAGATTTAGGCTTTAATATTATTGGCGTTTATGCAACAAGAAGTATCACAGACCATTCAATTTATATATTAGCACAAAACAGTATTTACAAGTTAGGTGGTGGAATATCAAATATCAAAGGTTTAATTAGAACAAAGAACTTTGATTTTGGTTATCCATTTTTATATAAAACAGTTAGAAACACAAGCTTTAACCTTATTCCATACAGCGGAACACCCAATATATCTTTAACAGCAAACTTAACATCTCTTACTGGAACATCTCCAAGTCAAGCTGGAACAAATATGAACAGCTTGCATTATGTCAATGATTTATCTATTGCAGTTTCAACCACTACTACACCGCTTTATTTATTACCTCAAAATGGTGTTAATATACCATTGTTAATAAATATTAATACTGCAATTCCTACATCTTACTTACCTGTTTTTTACTTAAATGTAAGTGGGAATGCATTTAGCTTTGATATAGTAGATAACAGCAGTGCTTCGTTTGATATAATTCAAACTTATATAAGAGCAAATTTAGGAAGGTCAGTAGTATGAGTAATCAAACAACTCCTGTTAGTTATATTACTATAACAGGGTTACCTGATTTACAAAGTAAGTTTCCTGAAAATAAGATTGTTAATATTCTAAATGATTTTCAACAACAGCATTATACAGACCACGCAACTATTTACTCTGTTATTAATAGCTTGTATAAAAGCTTAAATATGCCACAAATACAAGTGCCTTTGCCTAATTTATTCTTTAGTGACGCACCAAGCTTTAATATATTTCTAACTAACAATAGAAGCGACCACGCATTGTTTTATCAAGCTACAACTCAAATAGCACAAGAATTAGTAACAAAAGGTTATGGTGTTACACCTACACTTATTAACTTTAATGAAAATTTAGTGCAGTCAACTAATGAATATAGTTATTTAACAATTGACAAATTTATACAGCAAGAGGTTACAATTCATAATGCTTTTATGAGGTATTTGGAAATATTAATTGATACTCTTAATAAAACGCCAATACCATTGGCGGGTGGGAGTTAAGATGATTGAGTTTGGGAATGCCAGCACTATCGTTTTTAAAGAAGTTAAATATATTCCAAGAGGACATATATTTAGAAAGATATATGATAAGTATCACGACGGTTGGATGATTAACTATGATATTTTTAAGTCAAATGTAAAAGACGCAGAGAACTATTTGATATACAAGGACAATGAAGAAATAGGATTCGTAAGCTTTGTATATAAACCAGATACTTTAATGGTTTATATTCACTATTTAAGCGTAGCTTGTGCAAGCAAAACGGTTACAAAAAACATCAATATTAAAAAGGAACTATATAACTTACTCTTGACAAAAGGATATTATTTTGTTATAGTATGTTATTATAGGATTAAAAAGAAAAGATTTTATTGCTATCATATTAAGCATTAGCAAAAAAAGGAGGATAATAATATGAGTTCAGCAATTGGAGACGCATTAACAAGTATATCGCCATATTTAGGAGTAATAGGGACTTTATTTGGTATAGGAGATACATTGTTTGGCGGTAGTAGTGTTAGTATGCCAAAACTACAAATGCCGCAAGTTCAAAACTTCCAGATACCACAAGCAGACTTACAGCAATTAAATAGTCAAATATCGCAGAATACGCAGTTATCTGATAGTGCAAGACAGACAGCATTAGACGCTATTAACAGCTACAATCAAGGACAGCTCTCATCTGCTTATGCAGGACAGTATGAACAGCAGTATAACCAAGCAAAGCAACAAGTCTTACAACAATTAGCCGCACAAGGATTTACAGCAGGTAGCACGCAGTATACTAATGCTATGCAGAACTTACAAACTTGGGCTTCAAATCTAAAATCACAAATGTTGCAACAGCAATTACAAGCTGGACTACAAACAGCTGGTTTATCTGACAAAGCTATTCAAGATTTGGAGAGTTCTTGGACAACTCAAAGTGGTATTAATGCACAAAATAATGCTGCTAATATTGAAGGCACTAATGTTTCTAACCAAGCACAATTAGGATTAACCGAAGCTGAATTACAAAGACAGCAATTATCAAATCAGAAAATGTCAAATGTAATGCAAGGAGTTTCGGGATTAGCTGGAGCAGTAAAAGGATTAGGTGGCAGCAATACTACGCAACCTACCTCTACAGATACTATAGGACAATTTTCTTCAAATCCTTTGGGTTATCAAACACCTCAATCTGACCCAACGGGGGCAGCAGGTTATGCACCATTTACTAACGCTATAACAGGAGTATAATATGGCTAACGCTATTAACGATATAATAAATCAATCTGTAGGCAATATCAACAATATGCAACAAGCAAATCAACAGTTACAGAGTATATTAGGTCAAAGTCAAAATCAACAAACAACAGGTAGCCAACAGCTACCAAGTAATATGATATTAAGCCCCAATGAAGTATCTCAATATAATACGCTTATGACAGAAGACCCTACATCAAGCACTCATTCACACGGACAAGTAGTTGCTACTTATTTAAGTGGTGCAGTTCCTGCACAGTTAGAACAAATGACAAATCCTTCTAATTACCCAGAGTTAACAAATATGCTGTCAAATCTATCACAACAAGGACAATCAGCATTGCAAGGTTATATTTCAAATCAGCAAAACCTTGCACCAAGTTTGTTTGCTAATACTTGGGAAGCACCAAATACAGATACAAGTTCCATTAATCTATCATTAGCAGGGAATCAACCCCAAAACCAAATAATGCAAGATTATCAGAATCAATATAACCAACAACAACAGCAGTTAGATACTCAAAAACAAAGTTACTTAAGTCAATTAGATAATATGAAAACCAATATACAAAGTTCATTAACTCAATTAGCAAACCCTGATACAGCAACAGCTTTAGTATTAGGAGCAAGCGCTAATTACTTGCAGAATGTTTACAACAGAATATCTCCTTATTTAGACCAAAACAGCTACCAACAGTTAACTCAACAATTACAAGACACATATTCAAACGACCAACAGTTTGCTACAAGCTATAATCAGTTATTCCAAAACTATTTGGGTATGAATGATAACTTAATTGATATGTTAAAACAAGTTCAAACAAATACATTAGGTGGTATACAACAAGGTGCACAGCAATCAACGCAACAGCTATCACAATTAGGTGGTCAACAACTTAATGTTCCAAACGTTACAGATATGAATTCAGCCATTAAAGCACAGGGAATACAAAATATGGCAAACAACCAAATACAAGGTATACAATTTGCTAATACTCACTTTGGATTATCACCAACAGATTGGCAGGCATATATACAAGATAATGGTCAAGCACCAACAAGTCAGCAGGATGTTGACCTATGGCAAGAAAATAGATATTCTTCAATAGGAGGATGATAATATGGCATGGACATCACCAAGCACACAAGTTAATCAAACACTTATAGATTTACTTACACCAAAAAGTAATGGGTCAGCGGCAGGATTAAACACAAGTTTAAAACAACCACTAAAAGCACCACCTATAGCACCAGCAAAACCAGTAACAGCTCCTACTCAAAAAATACAAAAACAATCATTACAACAAATACAACAGCAACAACAACCACAACAACAAAATACTGATTTAGGATTAAAAGAACTTTTTGATAGTTTCAAAGGTCTTCAGTCTCAAGTCGGAGAAAGTCAAAAAGAGTTAAATGAAACTGAAAAACAGGTATTACAAGATGTAGCAAAAAAGAAAGATACATTAGAAGCAACATTTAAACAAATGGACGAAAAATTAAAACAAGCTAATGATATACCAACAGTAAAGACATATAAGGAAGTAGTTCAAGAAAACAATAAACTTATTCCGTTAATGGTTGGCATTATAGCATTAGGAACAGCATTGTTTGGTAACAAAGACGGAACAACAATGGCAGATAAAATGAATGCTATGTTTGGTGCTCTTAAAGAAAAAAGTTTAACTGATTATCAAGCCGCTACCCAGGATTTCAAAAATCAATTGGAACAGTGGAAAGCTAAAAGCGAAAATGTATATAACAAAGTAAATATGATGATGCAAAAGTTAATGTTGGGTGAAAAAATAGATGATGAGTTAGCACAATTTAAGGTTAATTTTGCTACTAATAATCTAAATACTTACTTGTCATTGTATAAAACTACATCTGATATGATAAGCAAGATAGAAGATATGGAAGTAAAACTTAAAACGGCTGCAATGAATATTCAAGCTGGTTGGGAAAAAACAATTTACAATGCATCCAATAAAAAAGAAATCGCATCTATGTTTGTTAATAAGGGAAAAATTGCAATGGACGAAAGATTAAACCAGCTTCAAGAAGCCTTACAAGTGTCTCTCCAAAAGGGTAATATAAAACAAGCGAACGCAATAAGAGAAGAAATTAGGTATTTAAAAGGAGAATATCCACCTAATTCTAATTCAAATGACTCATTTAATAATATAATTAAAAACACATTTCAACCTGGAACAATAAAATTAGATTAAGTATAAAAGAGGTAATTAATGGATACAATTAGTAGTATGTTACAACAAGCAATGGAAGGTCAAAAACAATTGAATATAAATAAACCTACTACAACAAAACAAATGACACAGCTTGTAACAAATGTAAAACCACGACCTACTCCAAAAAGTCAACCAGTGGATATAGAACAACCATTGGACAAAATGCCACCATCTCCTTATGCTGCACCAATTAAAACAAACAAACCACTTACAATGCAACAAATTAAAAATATACCTGTTACAAAATTAATGAATATGGCACCCATTACTCAAGATGTAAGACATATCCCAAAGGCACTTCAAGATATACAAAGCTTTGATGACAAATATGATATATGGAAAATA